TAGTCCATCACGTCACCACCTTAACGCTTTACGTATCAAGGCCCCGATCCGCGTCACCGCATTCTTTTGGATAAGCTGTGCAGTCATCTTCAGGAAGTGGCGCGGCTTAATCCCCTTGACCCATATCGGCCTTCTCACAAACACCCAGGGGCCGGATGCCCCACCCCGCTGGCTACCAAAGACGCCGGCGATGGTCTTGGCAAGATATCCTTCCCGAAAAGCCAGGAATCCCTTATGGCCCACTGGAATCCAATGGCCCGGCGTACCTAGATCCACATAAGCAAACGGTAGTGCCGGAACTACCTCAATCTCTACCTTTGCCGTCTGACGGCTGACCCCCGAGGGCCGGACGCGGATCTCCGGTCTATTCGTCCAGGTATGCACCGACAATTCCAGCATCTTCTTCCCGTCATCGGCCAACTCTTTGACCCCCCCATACAGCACGTCACTATAGAAGTGATCGGCTATCTTCTCGATCTTTGCCGCTATCGGGCCGGCATTCGTATCTATCTTGATTGTGACCCATCCCGGTGCTGCCACGCTAGGCCACCTTCAGTAAAACTAGCGGATTCCATACAGACGCATTATGTAAACAATCCTCGCAATGCTCACTGATTCCCAGTTGCCAACTTGCCTGCCATTCAGTATCCGTTTCTACAATCTCCCAGTTACAGCGACACCCCGTTCTGCAGGCCGTGCTTCCGTCGCCTGGATACGCCGGCAGTGCCGGCATCCCGCTGTAACCCGCCCCCTTGCCGCGGTTGAACGCCTCGTTGGACGAGTTGACGTACATTTCCGAACGGTAACCGATGGCCTGCGCCGCGGTCTCCGGATTGTACTTGCCCGCCGCGATCTCTTGGGCGAAATTCTGCAAGTACGCATACTGCTCGCGCAGCATCTGCCCTAGCCGCCCCCAGTCGCTCGACTGCATCGTGCCCCGGCCCCCATGCGCCGCGACGTAGGAGTCCACGTAGGAATCGTGCAGCACCGTGCGCATCTCCTTGACCCATTCCTGAACCGTGGCCCGCTGACTCACCAGTTCCATCGCCAGGTTTCGCGCTGCCTCAGCCTGCGCCGACAGGAACTCGTCGCGCATCGCTACCATTTGCTCTGCGCCCAGGAATCGCCCGGTGCGTGCGTTGCGGTATCGGTGCGTTCCTATGTCCCATTCCCAAGGGTTAGCCATCTTTCACATTTTCAGTTTGGCAAGGCCCTTGCTCATGATCTGCCCCTGCTTCCGTCGCTCTATCAATAGCTCGCAGAATGCGACACAGCGGACTATCAGGCTCCGCCGCAACTGCGGCCAGCGCCGCCAAAGGAACGGCATCAAACGCTACGTCAACGACTTGCTTCTGCCAGGCTCGTATCTGAACGAGGCGCTTCTTCAGCTTCGCAATCTTGCGATTCAATTTCCCCGTTAGTGCGTGTTCGTCTTCCCAGTCTCCCCATAGTGCCTTGTTCTCACCAAGGATAGCGCGAGTGAACTCTGCCAAGCCGCGTTGTTCGGCATCCACTATCTCAAGCCGGGCTGAGACGTCATCCTCTGACGTCCTGGCCCTGTCGCAACGGATCTTCCACTTCTGCAACTTGGTCTTGACCCTGGGCTTCCTGCCCCAGTCGTCACACATGCTGGATGGGTCTGGCTTCTTGCTCACGGCAACCCCTCTGTAGGCCACGAAATCACGGTATATGCTTCCGGGACATAGCTGGAAGATGCCGTGCATGTCTTTATGCAAGTACACTTGTTGACCCACGGTGCCCATACTTGGCCACAACGCGGGCATTCCCAACCCTCAAGCGGTTTCTCTACTTGCGCGAACTTCACCTTTGACATTGAGCAATTGGTTTCATGTTCCCCAACGGTATTCATCTCACAATAAGGACATTGAGCAAGGAACATCTCTCTACCTCCCCACGTCCCACACCGCCATCATCGCGTCCAACTCGCTCAACAACTTCTTCCAGGACATCCCCGGCATCTCGCAAATCTCTATGAATTGCTTCCCTCGAGGCGAGTGCAAGAAACCCAGAGCATCTACCGCATCCGCATGGGCCGTTGGGAAGGCTCCCCTTTCCTTATCGGCCCGGTTGGGCCACTGAATGACGTAGCGCACGTCTTTCACCGCCTGGGCAATCACCGCCAGGGCCAGGCCCCGCCAGGGGTTCTCATAGCCAACATGCTTTCCCTCGGACGGCTCAGTTTCCTCTTGTTCCTCGTCCTCGGCTACAGTCAATTCCTCAAGAATCATCCACTCACCTTCAGCATCCCCTTGGCAATCTGTCTTTGCCGGCGGGCGTTCTCGCGTGCATGACTATGCTGTTTGACGACCAGCGGACTTGGAATGAGTCGCTGCACACCCTTGACTACCGCACTCAGAGTTGCCCCCCGCGCCCAACGGGGCAAGATGAAGCTGGGCTTGACGAATGCGTTGAGACGTTGAGGTCTCCGTAACCGATCGGCCATGCTCACCCCCTTACCCAAAAGCGCCACAGACTGTTGATCGCCTCGCATTGCGGTAACCAGAAAGGGATCAACTGCTCCGCTTCCACCAGCGGGCGCACATCTGCCGCCCCGATCTCGTTGCCCCAATCGTGCGCCCCGATCACCTCGCCCGGCCGAAGTAGCAGGGCAAACTCACGCACCTCTCGCGCCTTGTTGCCGCCATCGCACAGCAGCAGCACCGCCGGCCTATCGCTGGCTAGCAACTTGCGGAGCACGCTTCCTGACCCGAACACATCTTCCTGTGTGAAGCACTCCTCCATCCTCAGCACCTTCCACAACGGGTTCCCCTCCCGTCGCGGCGGCAGGATGTCGAATGTGTGAAATGGGCTCTTCCGCTGCAAGGTCAGCATCCGCAAGTAGAGCGACAGTCCCCCTTCCCAGGTGCCAATCTCCACCACCAACTCTGGGAACACCTCATCCATCAGCTTCTCGAAAAGCACCAGGTCAACCCAACGCTGGGCCATCTGGATGCCGCAGAAAGTGGTGCGAAACAGGTCGGTCAGCCAATTCAATGACCGCTGTGATGGATCCAGTTGCTCGATGGCGCTTGCGTTCATTCGCCCCCTACTACTTTGGCTTCGAGTAACCCCGAATATCTTGGCATAGTCCTGTTCCATCGCTCTATCGCCCGGCCTACACTTTCGTCCGTTGGCGTCGTATCGTCGGGCACTTGCGGCAGCGGCTCGATGTAACCGTCCGGCAGGAACGACCCCCCTTCCTGCTTCACCGCCAGGTGTCGCCACAGCGCCCCCGCGCCAGCGGATACGGCCTTCGCCGGGATGGGGAACACATTTGCAGGCCACAGGTAAACGTCGCCGCCCAGCGTTGCCGGCAACCCCACTTCCTCACGCGCCTCGTTGACTGTCATGTACCCCGCGCCGAGGCCGACCCGTGCGTCCTCTCGTTCCTGGTCGGCATTCTCCGGCGTCGGGTCATCATACTCCACCAACACATCGCCATAGCGTCTGGCCAGTGACTCATTGATCCGCCGCTGGATGCGCTTCAGCCGGGGCACTACGACCCAACGGGCATAGACGTATTCCTGACTCTCGGCCACGGCGCGGTTCACCGTATCACTGATCCCCAGGAGGCTCGCCGGCATCCCGAATGCGCCCAAGATGTTGTCCCGATTCAAGCGCCGCTGCTCGCCGAAGCCCATCTCCTGGTGAGTCAGACTGATCTGGTGGTACTTCAGCCCGGAGCGCAGGATGGCGACACGATGCGCCCGCTCGACGCCCTTGTGCGACTTCGACCACTCCTGGCGCACCCGCTCGATCTCGTTCTCGTTCAGGAACTGCTCGGACTCCAATACCGCGTCGGGCCGAGCCGAGTTAGCGAAGAAGTTGCGGTTCCACAGCGCCGCTGATAACTCCGTGTCCAGATCTACCCCAATGGACTGCGCCGCACCTACGCCGCCATACAGATCGCTCGGATCGAGATTGGCAAAGCGCAGCACCGCCTCCGGCGGGAAGTCCTTTTCGAAGTTGCCATACTTATAATGGTACCCGATGATAAAGCGTTCTTGGCTGCGCAGGATCGTCATCCTCTGCGGCGGCACCGGCCAGATGTCAGCGGGCTTGTTCCCCCCCTTGAGGTTCATCACCCAGAACGCGCTTCCCACCAGGTCGAGCCATGCGCTGGTGTATTCCATCAGGTCCTGCCCAGTCATGAACTCGTTGGGGTGATCCAGCAGCGTCTTCAACTCATGGTTGTCATTCGGCTTCCGGGTGTCACCAGCAGCCGGAAGGGTGACGTGCCACTCCGTTTCGCCAACCGACGTGGAAATTCTTGAGACTACCGCAAACAACCAGCCAATTTCCCCATATGCGCGTAAATAGGCGTCCGTCGTCCGGGCCGCCGTTGCCGGCGTCGTGTACTCCCCTAGGTTCATAGTATAACTGATCGGCGGAGGCAATCCCTCTGCTCTTGGCGTAGCTTGCTTTAATACCTGTCCAATGACACTCATGGAATTATCTCAACCTCTACTCGCTTCTTGGAGATCGGTTTGCCACGGCGAGACTCATGGTACTTGCGCTGAGCATCGGTGAGTGGCTTCCCTTTGCGAGCTTCATTCGCTCGGCGCTGGGCTTCAGTACGAGGTTTTCCCTTCTGCACTTCACTCATCTTGCGCCGCTGTTCCTCACTTTTCGGTTTTCCCTTTTGAGCCGCGCTCATTTTCGCTCGTGTCTCAGCACTGTGAGGATGTCCTTTTCGTTTCTTGACAGCAGTCCGAAGGTTTACCAAGTGTTCCTCGGTGAAAGGCCTACCCCGCTGAGCATCACCAATCTTACGACGGTGTTCCTCACTCTTGGGACCAGTATTCTTTCCCCTGCGCAGTTCACTATAGCGCCGGCAAGTTTCCGCAGATCGCTTTGTCCCAAGTGTGCTGGTAGCTAATGGGCAAATATTGTACTCTGGCTTCAGGACATCTATACAGAATTGCTCTCGTGCAACTTGATCTCCTGTTACCTCAAGTATCTCGAATCTGAATTCTGTCTCGCCCCACTTGTTGAACGCATTCTGCAAGTGGTAGTTATCATGCTCTCGCCGGCGAAGCTCCCAAAGGTGGTCCCTGAAACGCTTCTCAATGTTCACCGAACTTCCGATATAGGAGTGCCCATTTACTCTGTTGCAAATCCTATAAACGCCCCTGGTCATTCGCGCTCCTCACGTAATCCCAACAACACCGAGAACCCGATCAGCGCCAAGCCCCCCACTATCGCTCCTGCCGGAGGCCAGGCCAGCCACGCCCCGTAAGCAACCAGTCCGGCCCCAGCCAGGGCTAGGCCATCGGTCAATGCGTTCCCCGCTAGACGCTTCAATCGAGCCATGTCACCCCCGGACGCTCACTCTCAAACAGTGACAACGCTACCGCATCCGCTTTATCGGGTGAGCGCCCCAGCCGCCGCTGTATTTCGTCCTTCGGTTCCACCAGGATCTTGCCGCTTCTCAGCGACCAGCGCGGAGCAGTTAGCTCGGCAAGCAACTCATTGTCTGGTGGGAGCATCGCCCCCGTGTCCGAGGTTGGGTCAAGCACTTCACGTAAGCGCCAGTATGACTCGGCACGCAGGTTGCTAAAGGAAAGCCTTCCCGACACGTCCGTTGCCTCACTCCCTGCCCCAAAGTTGATCCCCTCACACTCCAGGTTATTCGCCCGCGACATGTCGTAGGCCGATGCCCCGATGCCTACCACGTCAATCGCCGCCGTGCCGCCACCCGCGATAGCGGCATAGATGAGCGTCGCCACCTCTTCGCCGGTCGGCGTCTCTTTGCCCTTGTGCGTCTCCAAGCGATCCCACCACCAGCCCCTACGCCGGGCAAGCACGGTGCGATCTGCACCACCACGGGCCACGTCTACACCCACGACCAGCGGCTCCGCCGGCGCATTCGGCGTCCAACGTTCCATTGCCGCCCGTACCCAGTCCGTCGGCATGATCTGGTAGACGTTGTCCGTCAGCCCTGCTTGCCAGTCGCCATAGAGCAGTTGGCTCCTGTACGGCTCAGGCATCATGGCCAACGTGCGTCGGTAGTCGTCGGACAGGAACGGGTTGTCGCCCAAACGCGCTGGGATGAACGTCCGGCTTACGCCATCCGGGTCATCCTTGTTCGTCTCAATTTCCGTTCCCTCGGCGTCGCGTTTGTACCAGCGCAACTCACCAGGGTTTGCCGGGCTCGAGTAACCCGGCTGCAACCACGCCGCCCAGCGGCGCATCACCCAGTCGTTACCCTCGCCGCCAGGGTTCGTGCAGGCTACGATCCGCACCCGTTGCCCTGGTCTGACCGTCCGCGCCCGGCTGAACATGAACTCGTACTGAAATTGACTGAATTCCGTGATCTCATCGAACCCAATTAAGTCGAATTGCGCCGATTGATAGTGATACACGTCGCTGTCCGTGTTCAAGTAGCCGAAGCGCACCCGCCGGCCGCCGGGGATGTTCCAGCCGTGATTCCCGGCGTTGTACCACTTGCGTTGGCCAAAGAACGCGAGTGACCTCAGCACCAACGTATCCTCCAGGCTTGTAAACGTTCGGCGTAGCAATAGTGACTGATTGTGCTGCAACCGCGCCAGGCCCAGCAGCAAATCCGACTTACCGCCACCTGCTGCGCCGCCGTACAACGTCTCAAACGCTTTGGAGTCCATCGCTTCCTTCTGCCGTTGCTGCGGCATCCAGATTTTGGCGCTAGCGTCAGCCACCGAGAGCTTCAGTCCCCGGCGTTGCGCCTCCATTATCGCCGCTGCCCAGTACTCCAGCTGCTTCCTGGATAACTGCCCGTAGGTCATCGTCCGGCACGTCCTTGAACATATGTTCTAGCTCGATACGCTCGGTATAGCCGCGCTTCTTGCCCTTGGTGGTCAGGTAGAACTTGATCATCGGCCCATCGCCATCTTTCATGGCTCGGATCAGTTGTGTCTCAGCGAGGTCAATCACCTTCTCGCATTCGGCATCGTACACAACTCGCGCCTCTGGGTTGCGGTCAATGAAGTCCCGCGCCGTATTCCAGGCACACCCCAGTCGGTCGGCAATCGTGGTTACAATCCCCGCCGAACCGGGAATTGCCTTCAGCACATCATCCAACCTCAAAGCATACGGCGCGCCCATTCCTACTCCTTCACAGACTCCTCAATTAATA